GACCTGTAAGTGCTGCCATAACACCGATTTTTGCAGACATTGCCACTGAATGAATTGCTGTTGCAGCTGCGGATGCAATTTCTATTCCCTTCACAATGCCAAGGTATGCTGCATATACAGCCAGTGCAGCAATGACACCGTAAATGATTGGACTGATAACAGACCAATTATCCGCAATGAACCCGCCGACAGTTCCGACCAGTTCAAACACATTCAGAAGGATATTCGCAAGGGTTGCCATTGCTTCAATAGCACCCTGAATGAAAGTCTGAAATGCTTCACTATTGGCTAAATCGTTCAGTCTTTGAAGAACAGGCTGAAATGCAATCAGTGCGGTGTTTTGCATTGACTGCCATATCTGCCCCCAAGTCATAGGCATTTCATTGAATTTGCTGTTAATGTCATCAGCAGCAGAAAAGATTGCTGCCTTGACTACATCAGCGGAAAGTTCCCCATCCGCTGCCATTTCCCTGATCTTACCGATTGGAACATCAAGATAGTCTGCAATGTTCTGAATCAGGTTAGGTGCTTGTTCAAAGATACTGTTCAATTCATCACCACGAAGAACACCTGAACCAAGTGCCTGTGATAACTGCAATTCTGCGTTTGCTGCTTCCTGTGTGGATGCACCGGCAATCGTCATCTGTTTTTGAATCAGATCAGCAAAAGCAACAACTTCTTCTGAACTGCTGAACGCATCCTTTGCGTTGTTACCGAAACGGGCAACAACATCAGCCATCTGACTGAATGAACCCCTTGCATCCTGTGCTGCTGCATATACCATGTTGACAAGTTCAGCGGTTGTCTGAACCCCGTCATTCATCATGTTCAAACGGGATGTTGTCTGAACAAGTTCATCTGAAATGTTCAGTGCTTTCCCAACTGACTGAATACTGACATAGGCTGCAACTGCCCGTTTGATGGTATTGGTCAATTCATTTGCCTGTTGTGTTCCGGCTGAAATTTCCTGATTGAATTGTTCTTGTTCGTGAATATTATCATTGATGCTATCCCCAGTATTTCCAACAGCATTATTAAGCATATTCTGCTGTGTAACAGCCTGATTCAGTGATCTTTCTATTGCTGAAAGTTGCTGTTCAATTTCATTGCCACCTAAACCAAAAGGATTTTCTACTGAAAAGGCAAGGTTTGCTTGTATCTGCTCTATAAGAGCATTTACCCGTGACATTCTGTTAGTTACTTCATCCGGCAATACATCAACCGTTGCAGCAGTTTGGTCAATCTGCTGTTGCATTGATAATACATCATTCAGTTGATTTCTGATATTTTCGATACGTTGACCAATTTCACCTGTCGGGGGTGCGTTTGGCTGAATATCCAATGTTAAAGGTTCAGGATTTTCAACCAAAGGGTCAGGAAGTACCGGGTTTACATCCACGTTAATCACCTGACCGTTTCCCCCATCCACAACAGGCTGTGCAACACTTGATGCTGTTGGTCTGCTTGCTGCTGCATTAAGTTCATCCATAGCAGCAGTTGCTTGATTGATTTCTTCTGTTGCTGCCTGAATACTGCTTGTGTCAACATTTGAACTAACAGCCTGTGATGCTTCATAGGCAGCAGCAGTCATGTTATACATAGATTCAACAACACCCTGTGCAACATTAGAAAAATTGTCTTGTAGTTCAATACCTGTTTGAATGGATGACATTCATTCACCTTCTTTCTAAAAATTTCTTTGCTTTATTTTTGACTTTATCTAAAAGTGTAGGCTTGGGAAGGCTTGCAATATATTCAGCCTTTACACACCGTCTTTTTATTTCCCACTCCAACACATTAAGATACATTTTTACATATGCATCAGGGGTTTCCACCTTCTGCATCTTCTGCCGTGCATATTCCAGTTGTTCATCTGTATGCCCCATAACACGCAACAGCATATTTCTTGTGACTTTATAAGCCGGGGCAGCGGTATTCAAAACCAAAATACCCTGATTAGTCAGATAAATTTCTTTATCCAATGATGTCCCCGGTAACAGGGTCAGTTCTTTGATATACCCGGCATGAACATAATGCTGATTGACACACCAAAGATTTTCATTCACAACTTCAATGTTCCCGTTCATACTGTGTCCCCCCTGTTCCAACCAATGCATCAACCTCTGTAATGATCTTCTGTAATTTGCTGATGTATGATCTTAACAACTGCTGACAGTAAATAGAATTTTTGATGTGCTTCTGATACTTTCCATTTGCTTCTTTCAGTTTCAAAAGCTGCAACTGAATCATTTCCATAAGCACTGAACTTTGTTCAATGGCTGTTTTTCTTTCAGGTGTCACCCAGTCCTTTGTAATTGTCCCGGCTGTACTCTGCTGAACAATGTTCATCAGGCGTTCAGCCTGAATTGAATACCCAAGACAAACATTTTCAAATCGTTCCTGATTATCCATGAAAAGGAAATTGTTCACCTTGACGGGTTTATTCACTGAATTTCTTTTCAAACTGTTTTCAATATGTTTCAGTTCCTTCCTGTCATGACGTACTGTTTTCATCATTTCTTGCCCCTTTCTGACCTCATATAACCGCCATATAGCAGTTATTGGTTGTCCTGTGCTGAATCGTCTGTATTATCAAATATTTCCGGGTGGCAGTCGGCAAATGCATCAATAGCATCCCGCAACAAAAACTTACGGTTATACTGACCTCTGAACGGTTTCAAATTGACTTCTTTACGTGCCACATCATAAGACTTCCGTTCAATGAATATCTTATAAAGCATTTGATTATATGGCAGACCACGCACCTGTTGAATTTCTCTTTGCAGATTCCATTGTTGCATTTGCAATTCTGCAATCTTTTTATTGATTTTTTCCTCTGTGTCAACCATTCCAATGATTGCATTCTCCAACCCTTGCCCGGAATGTGAAGTCTGAACTTTAACGGGTGATATAGCCATAGTTGTTGAAGTTGCCCGGTCAAAAAATTCTGACCGTTTTTCATATAACTGTGTGATCTGCCTTTGTATATCACGCCCACGTTGCAAATATTGCTTTGCAATCATGTGTTTTTCTTTTTTCGTCACTCCCTTTTTCCCACCTTACTGACAAATAAGGGTGCAGCATTACACCGCACCCTTGAAGTCTTTGATTATTTGAAAAATCCCGGATATTCCAAAGACACCTGTTCATATAATTTTCCAACCTTCATCATGCTGTCACTAAGGCAAAGTGTAATATATGGCGTTGTGTCTGATAATCTGTTGATAACTGAACCATTATAGTCAGGCTCTCCATGCAGTCCGGCACTAACAAGTAGCGGAACATTTAACGCACTTTTTACTTCTGCAAAAGTATCTTCATAGCCAATAATTGCACCCGTCCGACCAATATAATCATCCAACAGGTCAATGCATTCAGGATTATATGATGCTTCTAATGCAAGGGCACGGTCATTTTTACTTCTGAACATGGTTTCAATCATTTTCAAAGTTGAACGTGACCCCTTGATTGGTTCTAATGCAGTACGCAACACTTCAGCAGTCAACCCAGTACCGCACATTTCAATGACCTTTAATACATTGGCAACTTCCTGTGGGTCTGCCTTTTCATCATCTGTTATATTGATCTGATAGGTATTCACAAACTGCTGCACAACCTCTTTCAGTTCATTGGTCTTTTCCTGATTGATCGTATTCAGTTCTTCTCTTAATTTCTTCAACAGTTCTTCTCTGCCGTATTCTGAATATCTACGATCTGTATTTAATTTCTGAATTGCATCAGCAATTTCCTTTGTTCCTTCTCTGTGCTGATGTATGATCGTTACCACCTGTTTGGCACAAGTTTCATAAAATTTTTCTGCCATGTTTTTTCACCTCTTTCTTTTAATGACTGATAATACAACCGCCACCCAGTAAATCATTGGTTAATTCTCCCGGCTTAAACTCTGAAATATGTTTCCAAAGATTCATGCTCTGATCGTCAGACAAGATTCCCCTGAATCTTTCAATTTCTGAATCAATGTACTGTTTGATGTTTGCCTTTTCAGATAATGCCCTTGCAAAGTTATCTGCTGCATTTCTGTCAACTGGTACATCATACCCCGCATAGACTGCTGCATCTTCTTTCATTCCGGGCATAAGAGCCGGGGCATGAAAAAACAGATATACAAACGCATCTGCAAATTTCTTTTCCTGTTCTGTAAGGTTATTCATTGCTTATATCCTTCCTTTCTGTGATTTTCGTTTTTATTTAATTCTACCACATATTGTATCTATTTCTATATTACGATACCATATTTAGTATTTTTATTAAAAATTTCCATAGACAACAAAACCCTGATGTGTTATATTATTTATGCTTAATTTCAAAGTTATTGCTGAAAGCAAAAAAGCAAACCCCCGTGTTGATCTTGTCCAATGCGGGGGTTTTGCTATACTCTGTTCATTCTCTGTGTCCTTTCTGCACATAAAAACAACCGCTTGTGACCTCATATAATGGTCATATAGCGGTTGTTTCTGTGTCTGGGATAATTTCTATGTCTTTTTCTCTGTAATCTTATATAAAGCACTTGGTGTTAATCCATATTTACGTTCTAACTCATCCCAAGAATACCCATGATAAAAGTCTTTCATAATTGCTTCACGCTGTTCTTCCTTGGAAATAAACCCGCCCCGGGTATAGTCCCCAAAAGTCAGGTGTTCTTGGTTGAGAAGTTCAGCAATAACCCTGAACTGTTCAACACCTATTTTTTCCCTTAGAATCTGCAAGTTTCTTGTATTTCTGTTCATTCACCTTGTCCTTCCTGTCAGGGTTTCCACAATGTAACCATTCGGAAACCCCAACCATTCAAAACCGCTATTTTCCTATGTTTCTTGTCATCCGGCAGCAGTTAAAACCACCATTTGCCACCCTGATGCCGTCCAAAACATCAGTTATCTTCATTTTCATTTAGAATACGCTCTAATTCAGCAATCTTCTTTTCCTGATCGTCAACCCTGATACCGCTTAAAATCACGTTACACGTTGCAGTGATGCTATTAGCGGTCTTGGTATCAATTTCCCCCTTATAGGTCATATTGGCAACCTTTGCCAGTGCTTTTCTGATATTGTCCGGGGTATCAAGTTTCAAATTTCTTTTTGCCATTCTATTCACCTTCTTTCAGTAACCATAAACCATCAACCGCTGCTAATATTTCTTTAATGCGTTCATCAGATGGATTGCCGTTCACAAGTTCACTCAACTGTTCAGTAGTCATCCTTTCAAATACTTCCTTTTTCCTAATCTGTGCTTTTGTATCAGCCTGAACCATTGCAGCCTTTACCAATCTATCAAGTTTTTTCACAACATCACCGCCTATTCTTTCAGATCATCAATAAATATTCGTAGGTCTTTATCATTCGGGTATTTTTCAGCAAGTTCTTCCAATGCTTTCATAGCATCATCAACAGATTCACAAGTGCTACATATTGCCTGTGTTATACCGCTGCCCTTTTTTCCGTTCCAAATATCACCCCTTGCAACCCATTTACCCGGTTCTTCTTCTGATGGATAAATAAAAGCAACTGCAAGGCGTTCATATCCACATTTTTTCTTTGCTTTAATTATCAATCTATCTACTTTTTTCATGTATCTTTTACCTTCTTTCTTCCCAAACATAGGGGGTGTATATAACAGAATCCCTTTATTTTCCTATGTTTCAGGGACTTTTTCACGGCAAAACCGTATATAAAAAGCCTTTGTTTTAATGCCATTTCTTGCATTTTGGTATTTAAAAACCGCCATTTTATAATGCAGTTACTTCCGGGTGCATCTGATAGCAAACTTGACAACATCCGTGATATTCAGATCACAATTCACATCAAATCTTTCACTTCTTCCCTGTAATTCCATCAGTTTATTCACCAACAGAATGAAACTAACACGTTCCACCCAAGAATCTTGTAACAATGTTTCAACCTTGTCATGCAGTGCCGGACTTCCAAGCAGCAAATTATATTCACCATTATCTGCTACCACCTTCACCCGGACTTCATCAGCATTAAGATAATCACCTTTTACATCCCATTCAACACTTGATATTTCCTTGATTTCTCTAACTTTTTCAATAAACTGTTCACCTGTCATCTTCCTT